GATCTTATACGGCTGATTGCCTTTCCGCGCTTTCAAGAAATACTCGATGAGTGGGGAGTTAAATATAATCTTAATAAAGCTGATGCTATTATCAAACTCGAAAACAATTCGCAGATTATTTTTAGATCAGCAGACAACCCAGAGCGTTTAGTTGGGTTTCAATTAGCCGATGCAGTTATCGATGAAGCCGATACGTTGCGTGTTGACCAAGCCAAACTGGTTTGGACTAAAATGCTTGGACGGATTAGAGAGCGAAAACCAGACAACTCGCCTAACACGCTTGCAGCAGTATCAACTCCTGAAGGTTTTGCTTTCATGTACGAAATGTGGGGCAAAGAACCACGCGATGGCTACGAGTTAATTAAAGCACCTACTTCAAGCAATCCATATTTGCCCGATGGCTATATCAAGCAACTTGAAGCAACCTATTCAAGCGCACAATTATCCGCGTATCTTGATGGCAATTTTGTAAACCTTAACGCTGGGAGCGTCTACCATGAGTTTGACAGAAATCTTAATTCATCCATTGAAGTTATTAATTCAGACGATGTTTTGCATGTTGGGTTGGATTTTAACGTTTCCAATATGTCTGCTGTTATTCATGTATTGCGCGGTGACAGCGTTCATGTTGTTAATGAGCTCACTGGCGTGTTCGATACGCCAACAATGGCGCGGCTATTAAAAGAAAAATACCCGTCACACAGAATTTTAATTTATCCTGATGCAAGCGGTAACGCTCGAAAATCAAACAACGCAAGCGAATCAGATCACAGCATTTTGCGCTCGTACGGGTTGCAAGTGTTGGTTAATTCACGCAATCCATTCATTAAAGATCGCGTGTTATCAGTTAACGCCATGATTCACAATTTAGGCGCAAGACGTTATTTTGTTAATGCGCAGTATTGCCCGATGCTTGTTGAATCACTTGAAAAGCAATGCTATGCAAAAACGGGTGAGCCTGACAAAGCTGGTGGATTTGACCACGTTGTTGATGCAACAGGTTATTTTATTGCGTATAGATACCCGCTAGTTAATAATAGACCATCATTTGCAGCAATTACAGGAATATAAAAATGGCAGTCGATACAAAACACAGCGAGTATCACGAATATTATGAGCAGTGGGAGCGATGCGAACACGCAGCAGAAGGGCAGGACGAAATACACGAGTACGGTATTAAATACCTTCCACGTTTAAGCGGTCAAACTGACGCAGAATATTACGCTTACAAACAACGCGCGTTATATTACAACGCCACAGCAAGAACGATTGATGGCTTAAGCGGCATGCTATTCCTAAAACCCGAAGTCATCACAGCACCTGCAGCAATGGATAATATTATTGCAGACGTGACAATGGGTGGGTTATCGTTGCATCAATTTGCTGAAATCATTAGCGAAGAAATTATCACCATTGGACGTTGTGGCGTGCTTGTTGATTATCCACCTATTGTTAACGCGGTAACACTTGCACAAGCACAGGCACAAGGCGCAAGACCTTACGCGACCATGTACGATGCAGAATCAATCATTAATTGGAAAACTGGACGTATTAACAACGTTGAACAGTTAACACTGGTGGTGCTTGAAGAAGAACACGAGATTGCAGTTGATGAGTTTGAATCTAAGTGTGAACCACAATGGCGCGTTCTTGATTTAGGCGATGGTGGCATTTATCGTCAACGTGTTTTCCGCAAAGACAAACGCGGTGAATTTATTTTAGTGGATGAAATTTACCCACAAATTAATGGCAAAGCATTAAACAAAATACCGTTTGAGTTTTTTGGCGTGCGTGACAATTCACCATGCGTGGATAAACCGCCATTGCTTGATCTTGTCGATGTGAATTTATCGCATTACAGAACCACAGCCGATTATGAACATGGCTTGCACTTTACTGGACTACCAACACCCGTTGTGACAGGATATTATTCAGACGATAAAAGCGCGTCACTTCGTATTGGTAGCGGAACGGCATGGTTATTGCCAGACCCGCAATCAAAAGCATTTTATCTTGAATTTACTGGGCAAGGTTTGGGTGAATTGCGTGAAGCATTGCGGTCAAAAGAGGCAATGATGGCAACACTTGGAGCGCGAATCTTAGCACCCGAAAAACGTGCAGTTGAATCAGCGCAGACTGCTAATATTCATAGATCAAGCGAAAACAGTGTACTGGCTTCAATTTCACAATCAATTAGCATTGGATTAACGCACGTCATGGAGTATTTGCGCGATTGGTCGGGCGTGACTGGTGACGTTAAGGTTGAGTTAAACCGTGACTTCATACCAAATAGCATGACAGCTCAAGACTTGGATAGTTTGGTTAAGGCTTGGCAAAGCGGTTCAATTTCGCACCAAACTTTATTTGAAAATCTTGTCGCTGGTGACATTATCACGCAAGACGTATCGTTTGATGATGAGATGGAACGCATTGCAACTATGCCCGCTACTGGTGGGTTGTTGTAATGGAAGAAACAGCAAACACGCAACTACGCGATAAAACAATCGCACATGAAATTTATTTGCAGCGATATTATTCATCAACAAGTAAAAAGGTCATGGACTTGTTGCGTGTTGTTGAAAAAGATTTGGTTAAACAATTAAAAACGCTCGACCTTGATAATCAAATGACAATTCCACAGATTGACGAGCGTTTGGAATCAGTGCGGGCAATTTTAAACGAAGGTTATGATTTAGCAGGCAAAGAGCTAACGCAACAAATGAAAGACGCGGCAGTCTACGAACAAGACTGGCAAATTAAAACCATTGACAGTTCAACGCCTATTGTGCTGGACATGGTAGCCGTTGCGCCCGTGACGTTATTTGCTGCGATTGAATCAAAACCACTGCAAGGTAAAATTATCAAAGAGTGGATTGATAAACTTGACGCAGATAGTTACGCAAGAATTCAAGACGCGGTGCGCATAGGCTTAGTTGAAGGACAATCTTATAGTGACGTGGTCAAACGCATCACAGGCACAAAAGCACTACAATACACCGATGGTGTAATCGCATTAAACGCACGACAAACGCAAGCGTTAGTTAGTACGGCAATGGCACACGCTACCAATACCGCGCGTGATGAGTTTTATCAAAACAATAATGATCTGTTTAGTGGGTTGCAGTGGGTAAGCACACTTGATGGTCGGACTACTTCAATATGCCAAGCGCGTGACGGAAAAATATATCCGCTTGATAGTGGTGTAAGACCTCCTGCGCATTTTAGATGCAGATCAGCAATGGTCAGCGTTTTAAAGTCATGGAAAGCATTAGGCATTAAAAACCCAGACGGACGCACACGCGCATCGATGGACGGGCAAGTTGCGCAAACTGAAACTTATCAAACGTGGCTAAAGAAAAAACCAGAGGCGTTTCAAGATGAAGTGCTAGGCAAAGCACGAGCGCAATTATTTCGTGATGGAACGCCATTAGATAGGTTTGTTGATGCAAGCGGTCATACTTACACACTTGACGAATTAAAAAACAAAGAAAATTGATGTTTTATTGTTTATCGTGTATAAATGCGACAAACACTCGCCATGTGTTTATTCTAGTGTCGTTGGTGTTACACCTTTCATCAGCGGCACACCTTAATTTGCAAGGAAATAGTCATGTCATTTTTTGATAATATTGTTCATAAGGTTTCAGACGGTGCTAAAAAAGCAGTCGATGAAGCAACAAATGCAGTTGATGATATTTCACACGGTGACATTATCGGTGCGGCAGAACACGTTGAAAATATCCGTGAAATCCCACAAGATACAGCGATTGAAATTATTAAAGACGCAATTTAGATTTTATTAACGATGGCAGAGCCGTCAACCACAACCCAGAGGGTTATATGTCAGAAGAATTAAGTATTGCAGAGCAAATTAAAGCCGCAGTTGATGAAGCAACAAGCGGACTTGCAAAGAAAAACGGTGAACTTTTAGCAGAGCTGAAAGAGGCACGAAAAGGAAAGCAAATAGATCCAGCGGAATTGGATAAACTACAAAACAAAATTGATGAGTTAGAAAACAATCTAACGGCATCACAAAAAACAATAAAAGATCAGCAAAAAGCATTTGAGCAAACTAAAGCCGCATTAGATTCAGAAAGTGGGTTTACATCTAAATTGCTTTTAGATAATGGTTTGACAGACGCATTAGTTAAGGCTGGTGTTGCCACACCATTTTTACCTGCGGTAAAAGCTATGTTATCATCACAGGCGAAAATCGCTATTGATGGCGACACACGCAAAGCAGTTATAGGCGACAAAGATTTAAGCGCGTTCGTAACAGAATGGGCGACCAGTGATGACGGCAAACATTATATTGCAGCACCACAGAATAACGGTGGTGGCGCAAATGGTGGTAGTGGTAGCACTGGGCAACAAGTTGTAAGCCGTTCAACGTTTGACAATATGTCACACCCAGAGCGGGCAAGTTTTGCAAAAAGTGGCGGCAAAGTTACAGATTAGTTTTTATCCTGTCTCGATTGCCGTCTAATATTTATTTTTATTTTAGAAGGCAATCAAGATGGCAAATACCTTATCGCAATTAGCAGCAGACATTTACAAAGCGGCAGATGTAGTCGGTCGTGAATTAGTTGGTTTTATCCCTTCATCTACCATCAATGGTGATGCAACAATCCGCGCTGCAAAAGGCGACACAATCCGTGCGGCGTTTACTCGCACACCAAGCGTTAACACTTCATTCGCACCTTCAATGACAATTCCTGAAGGTACAGATCAAACCGTTGACAACAAAACAATGACACTTGACTCTTACGCTTCGGTTCAGATTCCTTGGACGGGTGAAGATATTAAACACGTCAACAACGGTGCAGGTTACGAAACCATTTATGGTGACCAAATTGCTCAAGCAATCCGCGCATTATGTAACAAAATTGAACAAGATTTATTTTCAACTGTTTACAAAGGCGCATCACGCGCTGTTGGTACTGCTGGAACAACACCATTCGCGTCAAACTTTGACACTATTGCGCAAGTTCGTCAAATCTTAGTTGATAACGGCTGCCCAACCGACAATCAAATTACTTTGGTTATGAACACAGCGGCTGGCGTTAAATTGCGCAACCTTGCAGCACTTCAACAAGTTAACACTTCAGGTAATGAAGCATTACTGCGCCAAGGTACTTTGCTTGATTTGCAAGGCATCATGATTAAAGAATCGGCTGGTATTACTACGCATACAAAAGGCGGTGGCACTTCTTACGTTACTTCTGGCTCAACTGCTGTTGGTGTTACTGACATTGCATTGGTAACAGGTAGCGGAACAGTATTAGCTGGTGACGTTGTAACTTTTGCAGCGGATACCGTTAACAAATACGTTGTTGGCACTGGTGTTACTGCTCCTGGCACTATTTCATTAAACGCTCCAGGCGCACAAAAAGTTATTGCTACAGCTAACGCTTTAACAATTGGCGACTCTTACACACCAAGCGTTGCTTTCCACAAATCAGCAGTTGAGTTGGGTATGCGTCCACCTGCAATGCCTAATGGTGGCGATTCTGCTGTTGACGTGATGACAGTGCAAGACCCTAACAGTGGTTTAGTATTTGAAATTGCAGTTTATAAAGGTTACATGAAAACTATGCTTGAAGTGCGTTGTTTATACGGCACTAAAGTATGGAAACCAAACCACGTTGCTACGTTGCTAGGTTAATTTTTCTAGGGGGTTCGCGTTCGTTCCTGTTCGTGTTCCCCCGCCTTTATTTATGTTAAGGATTAGGTTATGGCGTTATTTTTAGAAGATGTTAGGCAGGGTGACGATTATGCCGTTGAGTTAATTGTTAAAGACGCTGCCGGCAATGCTCAAAATATAACAGGATATAAATTCTGGTTAACGTTCATGTCATCACTTGATTTAACATATGAACAAGCAGAATTAAAATATATTAAAGACGCTGGCGATGATGAAAATGACGATGTAGCAAATGGAATATGTTATATTTATATACCAGCATCAACTACTCAAAATATTCCACTTGGTTCATATTATTATGCTTTGCAGCAAAAAGCTGGCGTTACAGGTGGCGTTGCAACAGTATTACCACCAATTGAATCATACAAAGATAAAATTAAAGTATTAGCTGGCATTAAGAGACCTGCAACATGAGCATAACAATTACATTAGAAAATAATATAATTGAAGTTAATCCAGTAACACGAAATATTGTTCAAGCGTTACCGGCTGGATTAAAAAGTAATGATGGAGATTATTTTAATACTGCAAATTTGTTTTCAGAATTAAATAATTCAACAAAAAAAACACAGGCTCGACAAAATTTAGAGCTGCAATATATTGACTGCGGAGAATTTAACTAATGCCAAGAATACAGATAAAACGTGGATTAAAAGCTAACTTACCAACAAGCTCAATGCTTGCTGGTGAGCAACACTTCTCAACAGATAGAGGAACGCTTCATATTGCAACAGCGGCAACAACCTCAATGCCAGTTGTTCCACCTATTGACGATCTTACTACATTAGCAAGTGTTGACGGAACATCAGATTTATTATTAATTCATGACGCAAGCGCAACAGGCGTAAAAGAAAAAAAGATTACTTTTGACGCATTTAAAACCGCGTTAAATATTCCAACTGGTTCAGGCGATGAAAAAGTTGCTGTCGTTTCTGGCGGTACTGCTGGTTATATTTTTGGAACAGACGGAACAGATGGTGTAATAAGATTAAATACATCATTATCATGGACAAAAGATTCAGGTAACGGATTTGTTACTATTGCAGTCAATACGGTTGATTGTGGTACGTTCTAATGCCAAAAATTTTAAATAAACGAGGCACACGAACAGAAATAGATTCAGCAGCAACAGCTAATGGATTAAATGCTGGTGAAGTTTATTTAATTACTGATGAAGATAGAATTGCAATTGGAACATCAGCAAACACCTATGAATCATACGCAAAAGAAAGTGAAGCAGGTGGTGGAACTGGTGGAACAACAATTTTAATGGATATTTCTATTGTTGACGGTGAATTGATTGCTGATTATTTAGCTCAATTATCCCCAGCAATTGTTGATGGTGAATTTATAGTGACTATTTTATGACACAAGTTAATTTAGGCAGAATTGTTGTCGTTTCAAAAGGAAATTGGACGGCTGGAACATATAAAGCATTAGACCTAGTTAGATATAACGGGGCTAGTTACATTGCAAAATCTACAACCACTGCAACACCAACCAATACAACATATTGGGATTTAGTAAATCAAGATGGAGCAACAGGAGCAACTGGAGCTACTGGTTCAACAGGAGCAACAGGCGCACAAGGAGCTACTGGAGCGCAAGGCGAACAAGGAATTCAAGGAATAAAAGGAGATAAAGGAGATACTGGCTCACCCGGTGCTGGCGTTACTCCACAAACTATTGGTTTTACAGCTTCTGGTGGAACAACATCAAAAACTTTAACTGTTGCAGAAGATGTTAATACAGTAGATTTAGCGCGAAAAATTGGTGATGATTCTGCTTTAACTCGTCAAATGTTTCAAGATACTGGGTGGAAATATTTTAGTAGCGGCACAACAGCATCATTAAATTACACCAACGGTTCACAGCAACGCTGGACACCAACGTCAGCAAGCAATCCAACATTATCAATTACAAACTGGCCACCATCTGGTAACTTAGGTGAGCTTTTAATTGAAGGGGTTAATTTAGGCGCGGCTGGTACGATTACATGGCCTACCATTAACTGGATTACGTCTACTGGTGCAACAACAACGACATTTTCGGCTAACGGTGTAACTTTGCAAACATCCGGCACAGACTGGTGCTTACTTTGGACTCGTGATGCGGGTACAACCATCTATGGGAAGTTTGTGCGATGATTATGTTATCGAGATTTGCAACGCTTGGTGGAGGAATACCAGACCCATATTGGTCTAGTGTGACATTGCTTTTGACTGGAGACAATTTATTAGATAGCTCAAGCTCACCTAAAACTATGGTTAATAATGGGACTGTAGCTACTACTGTAAGTACCAGTGTAAAACAATTTGGAAGCGGTAGTTTATTATTTGCAGGTACAAGTATAAGTAATTACGCAAAATTAGCTACTAGTTACACAGGGTTTGGAACTTCAAATTTTACGTTAGAATTTTGGGTATATTTTGGAACATCTACTGCTGACCAATATGCTTTTGACTCTCGGGCTAGCTTTGGGGACTCAAACGGATTTGCATTATTATATAATGACCCTGTTACACCCAATAAATTAGCAGTATATTACGGATCTGGATTTCTATTAACTCCAACAATATCGATAACATCTTCAGGATGGTATTTTGTAGCTCTATGTAGGCAGAGCAATACTTTAACAATGTATGTGAACGGCAATTCTGCCGGAACTGCAACTTTATCTGCCGCTTTAAATAGTACGATATATCGATTTGGTTCTGGTAATGACAATTACCCGGCTGTAAACTGCTATTTAGACGATGTAAGGATAACACAAGGTGTCGCTAGATATAGTGGTAGCACTTGCCCTGTGCCAACAGCACCATTCCCAACATTTGGACCATAAATAATGAAAATAGCCATAATTCAAAACAGTCAAATCCTATCTCATGGTGAGCATACAGAGGTGTTTCCTAACGTATCGTTTCCACCTGAAGGGCTTGATTTAATGTGGGCGCAAGAGCGTAATGCGTATCAGATACAGTCTGAAAAAGTGCATTCACAAGCAGAAAAGCTCACTTCAGTTGAGCCGTATATTGAAAATGGTGTAGTGTTTGATGTGATTGTTGAAGCTAAAACGCAAGATGAGTTAGACGCTGAAAAAACACAAAAAGCAAATGAAGTACGCTATAGACGCAACGCTTTACTTACACAATCAGATTGGACACAATTAGCTGATGCGCCTGTTGATAATTTAGCGTGGGCGGTTTATAGACAATCACTGCGTGACATTACCTTGCAAGCAGGGTTTCCTTTTGACGTTATTTTTCCGGTGATTCCATGACAATTATTGTTGAAGATGGAACAGGACTGGCAAATGCTGAAAGCTATGTTTCAGTATCTGATGCAAACGCTTATCATACAAAACAAGGCAATGACGCATGGACTGATATTGATACGTCAGTAAAAGAACAGTTACTGCGCAAAGCTACAGACTATATGGTAGCTCAATATCGTTTGCAATATGCGGGTTATCGTAGATATGCAACTCAGTCACTTGACTGGCCGCGTTTATACGTTCCATTGATTGATTCCTTATCGGCAAATGTTTTTCCTCAATATGTTGATTTTGACATTGTGCCAACTACTGTAAAAAATGCGTGTGCTGAACTCGCCTTAAAATCTTACACAGCCATTTTAATGCAGGATTTAACGCAGGGTGTTATCCGTGAAAAAGTAGACGTTATCGAGGTGGAATATGATAAATATTCACCACAGCAAACACGCTATGCTCAA